AGAGTCGATTTCTACGAGCAGCACCGCTACATCGATCTGGACGAAGACGGTCATCCGGAGCCTTACGTCGTCACTACCAACAAGGCCGGGCAGGTGGCAAGGATCGTCCCGTGCTTCGGCGCAGATGAAGTGACGGTTCTCGACACGCAGAGCAAGAAGCCCTCGAAGCTCACCGACATTTTCGGCGACGGGCAGGACGAGACAGCGGTTGATCGCATCGGAGCGATGGTTCGCATCGAGCGCCGCCAGTATTTCACCAAATACGGGTTCATCCCCGCTCCGGACGGGAGTTTCTACGACATCGGCTTCGGCTCGCTTCTGGAGGATTTGACCGCCAGCATCGACACAAGCATCAACCAGATGCTGGACGCGGGATCGTTGCAGAATGCGGGAGGGGGCTTCCTCGGCTCTGGAGTCAATATCCGCGGCGGAACCGTCACGACTCGATTGGGCGAGTGGAAGCGCATCGACGTGACCTCGGGAACGTTGAGAGACAACATTTTCAGGATGGAGCACCCCGGCCCGTCTGCCGTGCTGTTCAGCCTCCTTGGGATGCTCGTTGAGGCAGCGAAGGAGATCACCTCCGTCCAAGATGTCATGACGGGCGAAGGGACCGCAAACCAGCCCGCCACTACAACATTGGCCCTGATCGAGCAGGGTCACAAGGTCATGACGGCGATCTTCAAGCGCATCCATCGCGCGTTCGGGAATGAGCTTCGCATCCTCCGCAGGCTCAACCGGGATTATCTCGACGAGGAAGAGTATTTCCAACTCAATGACAGCCCCGAGCCCGAGCAGGATGAGAACGGCCAGCCCATCCCTCAAGAGCCTGTTCGCGTGGGCCGGGAGGACTATCAGGACGCCGATCTAGACGTTGTCCCCGTCTCCGATCCTTCAATGGCTTCGGACATGCACAAGATGGCTCGCTCCGAGGCTGAGTGGACGAGCTTCAACGGCGATCCTCTCGTGAACCAGCTTGAGCTTCGCCGCCGCCGCATGGAGACGCTTGGAGTTCGTGACATCAAGAAGATGCTGGAGGTTCCGCCGCCCGCCCCCGATCCGAAGGTGCTGGAGCTTGGCGCGAAGCTCGCACTGGAGAAGGAAAAGACCGGAGCCGCGGTGAGGTCTTCGGATGCCAAGGCCGCAGAGCTTCTAACCGCAGCCGCCGAAAGGCTGGCGCTGCTGGGCCTTCTTGACGAGGCTGCCGCATTGGCCGGTGCCGCAACCGAGCTTGGTGGAGACATAGATGACGATTCTGAACGAGGAGGAGTTCCAGCGATGGAGGGACAACCCCCTGACGCGGGAGTTCCTGAGCCTGCTCCTGAAGCGGCACCAGGACTTGAAGGACCGATGGGGGGAGGGGGTAGCGCTCTCCCCGGAGCAGCAGGCGCAGGCGGTGACCTTGGGCAAGCTGGCGGCGATCAGGTTTGAGGATGTTCAGGAACTGGCGGGGATTGAGGTGAGCGATGGACCTGAGTAATTATCCGACCCTCCGTGCGGCGGAGGCGCACATTCGACAGCCAATAGAATGCGCGGGCGAGTCGGCGCTTAACACCTCCGGTTTCGAGCCCTTGGACCTTCGCGTTCTCATCCTGCCAGACCCTGCCGAGAAGGTAACGGCCGGCGGCATTATCATCCCCGAGGTTCACGCCGAGCGCAAGCAGATGGCGATGACGTTCGGAACGCTCGTTGCTGTTGGTGAGAATGCGTGGGAAGAGGCGGTTTCGCGATCACCCGCCTTCAGGCGCCCCATGCCAGGCGACCGCATCGTCTTCGCCAAATACGGCGGTATCGAGATCAAGGGCCGTGACGGGCGGGAATACCGCCTCATGAACGATGAAGACGTGATCGGCCGCGTCACAGAGGAGAGTTAGAATGGCGACGCAGTTGCAAGACGTGCCCGACGCGATTGAAACGCCAGATGGCGGTGATACTCAGGCGGGCGAGCGTGATTTCACCGCCGAGGCAACCCAGCGCGGCTGGATGCCGAGGGAAGAGTTTAAGGGCGACCCAGCCAAGTGGACGGACGCCGAGACTTTCGTCAAGCGCGAAGACGAGAGGATGCCGCTTCTCAGGAAGAAGGTCGAGCGGCAGGATCGCGAGCTTGCCGATCTCAAAAAGCAGATCAGGCAAGCGTCGGTCCATTTCAGCAAGGCGGAGGAGCGGGCCTACGAGCGGGCCCGGACCGAACTGGAAGGCAGGCTTGAGCAGGCCATTTCCACGGGCGATGTGGAGGCCGGCAAGAAAGTCCTGAAGGATATCGACGCGCTCAAGAAGGATGTGTCCGACGCAGCCCCGAGCGCTGAGGATGCGCGCGAGGCCTTCGACGAGTGGCGCGAGGGTAATTCGTGGTACGACAAGGCCAACCTCGCCAGCGCCAGCGAGATCGAGGTCAGCGCCCGGCTCTATGCGGATCGCATGACCGAAAAGCATCTCGACAAGACGAAAGACATGCCTCCCGCAGAATTCTTCGCCTATATCGGAGGGCTGGTCGATGAGAAGTTTCCGCAGCTCAAGACGAAACCTGCACGACAGAAGCCGGTCAGCGATGTGGCTGGGGTCGGGGCGCGCGGTGCCGGGAAAAACGGCAAATCCTTCGCCGATCTCCCCGCAGAGGCTCAGGCCAAATGTGACAAGTGGTTCAAGAGCGGGATCATCCCCGGCAAGACTCAGGACGAAGCCCGCGCCTACTACGTCAAGAATTATGATTGGAGCTGATTATGGTTGATTATTCCCCGACCCGGAAGCGCCGGGGCCGCCCGCCCGCCGCAAAGCCCCCCATTCTGGCGAAGGCTGACACCGGTCCGCCGACCGCTGCCCCGGTGGCGGAAAAGCCCTCCAAGCGTCGCCGCCGCGCCTCTGTCGGGGGCCACGCCATGAAGCTCCGCGCGCCCTCCCGTGAGGGCTATACAAGGCGCTGGGTCAACGATGAAGGCAATAGGCTTGCGGACGCCGGAGAACTAGGATATGACTTCGTTCAGGATACGGGGCTCAAGACATCCAGCCCCGGTTCGCGCGTCTCCCGCCTCGTAGGCACTCAGGCGAACGGCGAACCCCTCCAAGCCTTCCTGATGGAAACTCCCGACGAGCTTCATGCCGAGGGAATAGTCGAACGGGAGGCAATCCACCGCCAAGTCGATCAAGCCATCGTCGCCGGGGCGGACTCCACGGGCCAGATGACACCTCAGGACGGTTCATATGGCCATGGCTCGATTCACGTCGAGCGCTGATGGTTGTCAAACGGCACCCTAAGCGCCCGGCAAGGACGCGAAGGGTGCCGAAATGGCGAATGCCGACATTCTCAGGGGCTTCATCCCCTCAAGCGGGCTAAGCGGGCAGCCCTATAACGCGTCCGTCGAAACCTTTTCCACCGCCTCCGGGGATTCCGTCGCAATCGGGATGGGCGATCCGGTCAAGCTGGTCGGAACCTCACAGACCATCAACGGTGAAATCCTCGCCGACGTTGCGCAGGCCGCGACGGGCGACGTGATCGTTGGTGTGTGCGTCGGAGTGCTTCCGGACACGCGCGACAGCCTCACCTACCGCGCCGCTTCCACGGTCCGGAGGGTGCTCGTCGAGACGAACCCCAACCTCGTCTTCGAGATTCAGGAGGTCAGCGGGGGCACGGCCCTTACGGCCAACGACATCGGCCTCAACGCCAACTTCGTTGCGGCTGTGCCTTCGACCGTCACCGGCTATTCGGCGTTCGAGCTGAACAACGCGACCGAGGCGACCACCAACACGCTCGACGTCCAGATCGTCGGCTTCGTCAACCGCACCGACAACGCCATCGGCGAGAACGCCAAATGGCTGGTCCGGATCAATCGCCATCAATTCGCCAATCAAGTGGCCGGCGTCTAATTAGGGGGCTTGGAACATGAGCGTCATTTCAACTGCGGCACATCCCAAGTTTCTGTGGCCCGGCCTGAACGCGGTGTGGGGTTCCAATTACACCGACTATGCAACCGAGTGGACCGATCTCTTCGAGGTCGGATCGTCGGAAATGGCCTATGAGGAAGATGTGGAGGAGCCCGGCTTCGGGCTGGTCCCGATCAAGCCTCAGGGCAAGGCGATTACCTATATGTCCACCTCGCAGCAGACGGTGACGCGCTACACGCACGTCGCCTACGGCTCGGGGTTCATCATCACCCACGAAGAGTGGATGGACAACCTCTACGAGAAGCGGGGCCTCTCGCGGACCAAGCGTCTGGCGAGAAGCTTCCGGCTGACCAAGGAGACGGTCCTAGCCAACATCTACAATCGCGCCCACACCTCGGGATATACGGGGGGCGACGGGGTCGTTCTCTGCTCCACCGCCCACCCGACGCTGACTGGCAATCAGTCGAATCGCCTTTCGACGGCGGCGGATTTGTCGGAGGCGTCGCTCGAGGATTTGGCGATCCAGATCATGGGCGCGGTCGATTCGGCGGGGCTTATCATCAAGCTCACCCCGAAGTCGCTCCACATCCCCAAGGAGCTTGTGTTCGAGGCCGAGCGGATTCTGAAGTCGGTCCAGCAGAACGACACCGCCAACAACGCGGTCAACGCGCTCCGTTCGACGGGGATGATCCCGATTC